TTCTAATGGTACTAGAGATAGATTATCTCCAATAGACCTTAAAGTGAAGTTTGTTGCTTCTTTTGTTTCTCCGTTAATCCACAATGTAAGTGGTTGAATTTTCATATTATTTTATTTTAATTGTTTTTTTTAATTCGTCTATTTCTGCTTTAAGTTCTTGTATAGCCTTAATGTAAACTGCGTGTAATTGGTCATAGTTAATACCCATCTTACCTGTTGAAGGTGTTGTAAATACTGATTCAGGTATTATTTCTGCCATCTCTTGTGCAATGTTACCATTTTGCCTTCCTTCGCCATAGTTTTTATATTCATCAATAAAATCAAACCAAACAGGATTCATTTTACTAATTTCTTTTAAACCATAACCAATAGAAGTAATATTTTGTTTTACTGAAATATCGGAAACAGGTGCAGACAAATTACCACTTGCATCTGCTAAAACGGCTCTACTTCCTGTACCTGCTAGATTTGCTATTGTTATAACTCCTCCATTTCCAATAACTATTCTAAGTATACTGTTTGTAGAAAATCTTTGTTCAACATTTCTTGCCTCAAAAAAATATGAATGGTCAGAACTACTACCTAATCTTAATGCTGTTGTGCCATTATATCTAGTTTCTAATAAAGAACCTGCACTACCATTTATTTGTATTGATGTTGCACTACCATAACTATTTTCAGATGTAGTACCTACTAATATATTACCTGCTACAACTAATCCGTTTGTCGGTGCTGCCGTTGAAGCTGAATATCCTATTGCAGCGTTTCCGTTTACTTGAAGTTTACTACCGATTGTGGTAGTTCCTATACCTACATTACCTGCTGAGGTTATTCTTGCTTTTTCGGCAAAAGTTCCACCATCTCTTGTATAAAAAGTTAAAGCAGCACTTCCACTACCTGTAACTGTTGCATTCAATCCGGCAAGTCCGTCGTTAGCAGTTCCTGCACCACCTAATTCAATACCTGCAAAAATATTAGCACCTGTATTTGAATTATAAACGCGCATAACATTTCCTCTTGAAGTAGAAGAATAAGCAGTTGAACTATTAATGTAAGCCTCAAATGGAAATGAAGTTCCTGTTGAACCATTTACACCTAAAAATCCACTTAACACAGCACTTGTTCCACTCAATGCACCACTAAACTTGGCAGCACCATTACCAAGTATTGTAAAAATATCAGTAGTTGCATAGTTTCTTGCTCTTATAATATAATCAATTGAATTTGTACCTGCGTTAATAAGTAAGCCATAACTACTTCCTGTTGTTGATGCACCATTTACTGAAGTTGCATAAACTGATGAATTTCCTGTAAAAATTCCATTTACAGCAGTTACCGAGCTACTAAACGTGGCAGCACCTGTTGAGGCTATGGTAAGTCTTGCAACACCTCCTGTATATAATACCATTGTATTAGCAATAGAACCGCCCCCAATTTGCCAATGTGTAGCACCTCCATTAGTTGATGAATTTATGTAATTGTATCTTGCTCCATCATCATTATTAGCAACTAAATTAATTGCAGAAGCATAAGCATTTGTTGAGTTTTGAACTTTAAAATTATTATCTGCTGCTGCGGAAGTATTTGTTGTAATTGTTCCACTAAACGTGGCAGCACCTGTGTCGGCAATTGTTAATAATGCTGTAGTATCAGCTTGATTTATTACTCTTAATCCATTTGCTCCACCTGAATAGATATTATTTGTATTTGTACCATTAGAATATAAAAACCTCAATGCACCACCATATAAATAATTTGCCCCACCATTAGCAAAAGTTAATGCTCCACTAAACGTAGCACTTGTTCCACTTAAAGCACCAGTAAAGGTGGCTGATGGTGTTGCTCCTAATCCAAAACTTAAAGCAGCTACTCCATCTGAATATATAACAGGGAAATAATCATTTGTAGTTGAATATCCACCTATTCTAATTTCTCCTGTATTAGGAAATATCTCCATTCCTCCTTGAGTTGTTCCATTAACCTGTATAGTGAAACCTCTATATGAAGCATTGTTTGTAGAATTTACAACAAAACCACTAGTTGAGGCAGACGTTACTATTACACTTCCTGTAAGCGTACCTCCACTTAAAGGAAGGTAACCACTTAACGCACTACCATAGTTAGGAATATTTAAAGTATTAGCACTAAATGTAGCTACACCACTAGTTCCTGTTGTAGTTAATGTTATTGTTCCCTGCTTTGAATTGAAAGTACTAAAATCCGTACTTGACAAATAACCACTTACTGAAGTTGTTGCAGCAGGAATAGATATTGTATTTGTAGTTCTTACTAAAGGGCTAGAAAAAGTTAAAACACTTTCTTTTCCGTTAAATGTACTCCAATCAGCCGAACTTAATGCACCTCTATTAGAAGCACTTGCAGTAGGGACATTTAAAGTAATTACAGGAGTTGTTGTGCTTGTTGCAACACTTGAACTTAAATCCGTTCCTGTCGTGCCTAAAGTTAAAGCAGCTACCGATGTAACTGTTCCCCCACTTGAAGGACTTGTATTAGTAATTGTAAAGTTTGGATAAGTTCCTGTTACACTAATTCCTGTACTTGCAGTTAAAGCAACTGTTTGGTCAGGTGCAGTATTAGTGATTGTTATTGTGCCACTTGTAGTAATTGGACTACCTGATATTGATATTCCTGTGCCACTTGATGCAGCAACACTTGTAACTGTTCCTACATTAGTAGTATATCCTGCACCATTAGTTATTTGATTGTTATTAGTAGGTATTGTTATAACCCCTGTTGTTGAGTTATAAGCACCACTACCTGCTACAAATGATAAAGCTAATCTTGCCCTTGAATCCGTAAAGTAAAGACTTCCACTTTCAGTAACTTGTGCAGTAGTATAATCTCCGCTAGTTGCCACTACCGCACCTGTTCTACCAAAGACTGAGGTTACTGCATCAGTATTGTCATCAGTCCATGTAGCTATGATTGTTCCACCATCCTGTTGGGTAAGTGTCAATGTTTTAGTAGTCGTACCTGTTACTGCTGCACTATTAATCTTATCATTATATGCTGCATCCCAATTACTTGTGTTATCTGTCAAGTATGATATAGTACCTCCTGTACTTTTTACAATACCTGTACCACCTAATGCATTTTGCTTACCATTAAAGGTTGTCCAATCTGCTGAGTCTAGGAATCCATCTACAGAACCTGTTGCTTGTGTAACTTGTATAGTTGTGCCGCTACCTAGAACAGAACCTGTGCCACCTGTGATAGTAAGTACAGAACTTGTTGCTTCTATCAAATTACCTGTCGTAATTGTAGCCTGTTTATTGTTAAATGTGTTCCAATCTGTACTGCTCAAATAGCCATTACTAGCTGCACCTGATTGTGTTATAGAGATAACATTACTAGCTATTCCTAGTGGAGCAGTAGCACTTGTTATTCTATTTGTATAAGCAGTATCCCAAGTAGTTGCACTAGAAGTAGTAGGTATAACATAACCCGCAGTTAAACTAAATACACCTGTTGTGTTTGTATATGTTAAACCTGTTGCACTAGAACTTAATGAAGTTAAAGTGATATAGTTAGAACCATTTGTTATTTGGTTATTGTTTGTAGGGATTGTTATAACTCCTGTTGTAGAATTATATGCTCCACTTCCTGCAACAAAACTTAAAGCTGCCCTTGCTCTAACATCTGTATAGTAAAGATTTGTAAGTTCTGGTACTACGCTTGTATTTAAAGTTTGAAATGTTTTATCACCTCTATAATATTGTAAAGTTGTTCCTGAAGTTATTGCAGGTTCTTTAGAATTAAATGTAGTCCAATCCGTAGAAGTAAGATACCCATTTACCGAAGTCGTTGCAGCAGCCATTGAAATAGCAGGAGTTGTTCCCCCACTACTCACAACAGGTGCAGTTCCAGTTACCGAAGTTACATATCCTGATAAAGTAGGGAATGTAGTCAAATCTCCTGCTCCATTTATATATTGAAGATTAGTTCCGTTGAACCCTATGTTTATAGTTCCACTTGTTGTAATTGGTGAACCTGTAATATTTAAAGAATCTCCTGTTTCAGTAACTGCTACACTTGTAACTGTACCATAGTTGGGTAACTGAGATACTATAATCTTACCATTAACATCTAATTGAGGGATACCTAATGAACCATCAATATTTAATGAACTTACTACTCCACTTGTACCTACTAAAACACCTGTAAGACTTTTTACCTTAGTTTCCCCTGTTATTTGTATTTGACTGCTCATCTATATTAAGTTAATTTATTATGCGAAAATAGCCCTTATAAATTCATCTGATTCAAGAGCCCTTGCTGTTGCAAAGGTAATAACTCCTGTGGCAGTATTATATGTCACATCCTCACCTGTTGGTGTACCACTTGTATTAATTGTTCTTACCTCCACACCACCTCTAGTAACTGACATAAGAGTAGATCCGATTGCAGCTACGAATGTTACTGTTGTTTCACCACCTGCTGCTGTATAAGAGTAACTACCCACGCTTGAAGTTGATATTGTTGAGCCTCCGTTAATTACTTGTGTTCCTGATATTGCATAAGCACCAGTCCCCTGCAAAGATAAAGAGTAAGTTGATGCCCCCTCTACAGGTGCACTCAAACTAATTGATGTAATATTAGCCGTTCCACTTACTATTGAATAACCATAAGTATCACTAGCATCTGCATTATCATTGTCTATAGAAAATCTAACATCTATAGAAGCTCTATCTAATTGTTTCTGCATTAAAGCAAGATAAGAGTAACCACTTAAGGCTATAAACCCATCACAACTAACAGTCCAAGAGCTAACGTCATTTTTAAACTCTCTGAAGTAAGCTGATGTCTGTGAGGTTACTTCTACTTGTTCAGTAGATGATTCAAATGTACAGCTTGTAGAAGCTCCCATAGGGGTTCCTAATGGTATAGTTGTAGTTACTTGAGCTATATTACTAGCTTGAGTATAAAGAGTAATTTGATTGGTTGTTGTACCTGCGTAATTAACCTTAATTAGAAGCCTATCTGTGGCACTTATAGTTGTTTGAGTAACTGTCATTGCCGTAGAATATAAGGTCGTAGATGTGGCTGTTAAGGTCGTTGCTGCCGATGTAAACAACAAAGTAGCTACACTACCATTATATTTATATAGTTCATACTGAACCTGAGCACCTGCAAAGGCAGTTAGAATAGAATAATAAGCACTAAAAGTCCAAGTTCCTGCTGGTATCGTAGTTACACCAGGATCTAAAGCATCCGTAATAAACGAAGCTATTGTTCCTGCTCCTGTTTTAGTGAAAGTAACCGATGTTCCACCTACTTGACTTCTGCTTAATTCTTTACATACAATACTATCAAAAGTACCTTGTGCAGTACCTCCATTAAAGTAGTAGATAGCGTTGCTATCATATTCATATAAAACTATATTCGTTCCGTTTATTGCAGTTGCCATATTTTATTCGTTTGTAAATTTATAATAAGTAAAGTTTTTGAGAGTTGCTGCTATTTCTGTATTAGAAATCTCTAATAAAGTAGCAGATATACTATCATTTACAAATTCAATAGTACAGTTGCCTATCATATAAGGCTTATTAGCTACACTTATTTGTGATGGATCTGTGTCTGTTGCCTTTATTAATTTAGAAGCATT